ACGGCGAACCGTACACTTTTTCCATCCGTGGATCAAGCGGCATATTCTGAATACCTACCTGAGCCTGGATAACCGGAAGGTCTCCAAACGAAGGAGTATTGATATAGCCGCCAACATCAGAACCAATAGGCACTGAAAGATAGTCCTCAAATTCACCATACGAGGGATCCCAACCACCAGTAGAACCAGTGGTGATACCCCACGATGGATCTTCCTCGAGCGTAAACTCACGCCCAACGGCATCCACACGAGCCGTAACTAGCCCATCATTCGGAAGAGTCAGGACGAGGTTAGTGATTTTGCAATCATCGAACCGTTCGCCAAGACTGTCAGCGGAGGCATCAGCAGGAATGTACTTACGGAACCCCATCCAAGGAACTAGCCCAGGAGAGTTGGGGTCAAGAGTAAATTCATGAACATAAATGCCACCACTACCGCTGGTGGACTCTGAATAGCCTAGAGCACCACCAAGCAACCAGCCAAGTGACGCTTCCAGACGTGGATTGATTGTCGCACCCCCACCAACCATCACACCTGCTTTATAGGGGATAGTAGGCAGAGGTCGGCCTCCCACTTCGGGAGGGCCTAGTCGCTGATCGTCCAGCACTGCCAGATCGATCATTGTTGCCTTGTGTCGATACCAAGAACCAACTGCTACGCCAGACCCTTTACCCGCAGAGGGGCCAAAACCGAGAATACCTGCTTGTGCAACGGTAGTCATTTTATTAGCTCCTAATAAGGTCTTTCTGTAAGAACCTGCCAGTATATGTCACCACGCCAGTAGTATTGGTCATTGCCACCACCCTCAACAAAGGTGTTGCCATAGACCCACATATACAAAGCACGTTCTCCAAACTGATCAACTGTACCAGAGACAGGAGAACGCTCTAGCCAGTGCAATGCCCTACCCAAAATAATATGTGAGTAGTTTGCGGCAACTTCCTGACTGTAACGTGCCCTTACCCAGTAACAACCTAACGCCGCTGTGCCACGCCTCCACCAGAGGTGTCCACCTCCGACCTCACCATGAGGAATTTTCAGACCTAGATCTTCAGCCTCGCTATTGCCAAGCATCACATCTTTATCGAAAGGCTCTAGTGGATCACCAGTGGCAATCCAGCAGTATATATTTTCCTCGAGAGGGTTCTCTTGGAAACGATACGGCTTTACTATCTTAGCCTTTGTCACGCCAGATACCTCAGTGATCAACTTTGTTTCCATGTGATCAGCTATAAGGTTTACTAGCAAGTCTTTGATCATTCCGTCTGTCATGCGTGAGCCTTTTGGTATGGTGGCATCATCTTCATTTCTTGTAAGAAGAGACTTCTAAACCAGTTTGCTGTGTCTCGCATCGGGTTATGTATTGGTGTACCACTATCGATTTTCTGCCTGAAAGGGCCGAGAGTGGATGTATCAATGATTACCGAGCTAAGTATTACACCCATAGCATAATAAATCATGCCCTGGTATGCGTACTCAGGAACAGTCAACACAAAGTCGCTGTCATTTGAGTTAGCTGGTGTTTCCCATTCAGCGAGATAGTAAACTCGAACTTCAGTTCCTTCATCAAGATCCGTAGCGAACGATAGGTAGCCCTTAGGACTCTCAAGCCAGTCATTTTCAGCGTTGGGATTACCTCGGGCGGTTCCGACTGATAACGTGGCTCGTTCCATGAATTTCAGTGCATCTTCGAGAACCTGAACAGCTTGAATGTCATAGACATCGCTTGGCAACTGTAACAAATCACCATCTGATCCTGATGTAAGGACAACATCTTTATAGTTAGGCACCCATGTGAGTATTGCCTCGTGAGAGGCTACTACTGCATCGTAGACGCTTTCCTCAAGATAGTTTTCCTGATCTGGATCACTAAGCTGTCGGTATATTCTTTCAACAAACGAGCCGTACGTTATCGCCATTATCGCACCTTGGATGGGCCTTTCACTCGTGTGGTACCTGCGGTAAACGCAACTTCCATCACTTCTGGCCTATACGGTTGGTATCCGATGTACTGGTCGAAGCTGAAGCGATAAATGGCGTTGAAGTCATCAATCGGATCAAGTTCGTAGAACAGCGGTTGCTGTGCAACACCAGCTACAAGGGCTTGTTCACCACCGATGAAGATGGTGGTATGGATGTTTCGGCCTAAGGTCACATACCCGTAGATACCTCCACCCAGGTCAGTATCAAAATCGACCAGAATAGGAGTATCCAGCTTGATGCGTCCGTTAGAACTATCAACTTCCACGACACGGCGATTGGTCAGCTTGCCTTCATTGAAGTTCACGCCACCAGTGACACCATAGTCGCTTGTGGTGGTTTGGTGAAGGGTAACAATATCTCCAACCTCAATGGCTGTAATTGCACCCGTTGTGAAAGCGCCGAGCGGAATGTAGTTGATTACAGTTGCGCCCTGCTGACCGACTTTATAAGTGCCATCAACTTTGGTTGTGTGTGCAGGAGCACCATCACCAGCATGCAAAGCCTGTGAAATAGGCGCACGAGCGATAATGTCACCGCAGTTCCAAAGTGTACACTTGGGGGTTTGAACGTAACGAACGTTCTTGAAGCTACCTGCCTCATAATTCAACAGCATAACTTCGTTTGCGTAGTGATGGGCATCCACCCATCCATCGTTTTCCTGTATGTCATGAATGACACCAGGGCTGGTATAAGCAATCATGTTGCCACCAGCGCCAGATGGCCCCATAGCTCCAGGGACATTTCGATAGCTCATACCGAGCCAAATGTCAGAACCAATATAGGGGTCATACAGATCCAACGGGGAGATGTCAGTAAAATCAACACCCGATCCGGTGCTACCAAACAGTGAATAGCCTGTAGTCATTGCACCATCAATAAGAGCATTACGAGCCAGCAAGTCATTCATGTCAACTTCCGCAATGCCTAGGGCACCACGAGCGATGTTGCGCAGACCTGCTTGTCGGTTCTGCCGCCAGTACGTGATCATATCATCGTACTTATGGTATGCAATTTTGTTACCGTTGTGCTGGAAAGTGATTTCCACAGCACGGCTATCCAGGTGCATTGAGGGCATCCAGATTTGTCGGGGTGACAGAGGGGAAGTATCGGGGTGAGGATCGAGCAGTTGTGTAACTGTCATCGAAGTCGCCCGAATATCACCAAGGTTCCGAGTGAACGTGATTAGTGGACGAAAAACCGAGTTTAGTCTCCAGATGTCAATCAAGTCTGGATCCAACCACTGCCGTTGGTTTTCCGTCATCACCGAAAATGGTTCATCAGAATAATAGAGATCGAGGTCTCCGATTGTAGCCATTTGTCAGCCTCCGTGAATATTATTCTTCATTCAACTTATCCCATTCATCCAAGAGTTCAGTGTATTGAGCACGACTCTCAGCATCACGCCTACCAGCAAGGTTCTGTAATTGAGTGTAAATCTCGGCCTTTGTGCGAGTAGGGGTTGGCTGAGTAGGCACCGTTTCAGATGGTGCTGTACCAGAAACCTGCTTCTCGACAGAGGTCTTGATCATGCTCTCTACCGAACTTCTGAATTTAGTGAACTTCTCAACCATGTCTTCTTCGTCAGAGGCTTCTGGCAATAAGCCATTTATCTCAAACTCAGATAAGTCGGGAAAATCACGCATGATAACCTGGGAGCGCAAAATCTTGGCTTCCTGGGTTGCAAGCTCTCCACTGACACGATCAAGCTCAGCTTGAGCCTTCACTTTGTCTTTCTCGAGAGCGTCCAATGCCGCTTGCCTTTCACGTTCAGACTGTTTCGTTGTTTCGACTTCCTCTAAGAGAGTTTCTTCCTTCTCTTCAAGAGCATCGAATTTCTTTTGTAACTTCTGGTATGAACGTTGCAAGCCTTTGAAACGGTCTTCCCAATTAGTGTCCGGCTGAACGGGAGGAGTTTCTTTAGGCTCTTCAACCTTAGGCTCCTCTGTCGCTTCAGGGGTTTCAACTTTCTTAGGCATTTCCTTTTCCTTTACTCTGAAGAAGACTTGCTACTTCCCGTAGGCGTACCAGCAGATACCTTCTTACG